AATCATTCCTTCAGGATTACGTGAGCGGCCTGCCCGATTGGGCGCACAACTTCATAGGCGCTGTTGGCTTCGATCAGTTCATCACCATGATCGTCTCGGCGCTGTCTGTGCGCTTCATGTTCAAGATTATTCCGATGCCGACAGCGGCTGCCGAACAGCTTGGAGTGACCAAGGAATGATCTACTGGTATACCGGCCAGCCGGGGCACGGTAAAACGCTGCACGCGATTGACCATGCTATCGACTTCCGCGACGAGGGCAGGTTGGTCTACGTTTGCAACGTTCGCGGGTTCAAGCACGACGACGCGCGGATGCTGCCACTTACCCCCGAGCAATTTCGCGACTGGATGAACGTTCTGCCAGACGGTTCGGTGTGCCTCGTTGATGAGGCATACGAGCATCAGATGCTTCCTAAGCGTCGTCCAGGCTCTCAGGTTCCGGACCATGTTGAGCAGTTAGCAAAGCACCGGCATCGCGGCCTGGACTTCATCTTCGTCAGCCAATCCCCTGATCGGCAGTGCGATGATTTCGTGCAAGACCTCATCGAGCGGCACGTGCATGTGCGTCGTCGCTTCGGCCTTCCTTTCGCTCACTTGCGCACGTTCGATCGTTACGAAAAGAACCCTGAAAAAGGGCATCCACTCATCCTCAAGCGCGTCAAGCTGCCGAAGCGGCCCATGGGTCTGTATGAGTCCACGGTCATGGACACCAGCGAGAAATCAATTCCGTGGTACTACCCGGCTGCCATTCTTCTCCTGGTCGCCGTCGTGTTCGGGGCCTGGCACACCGTTGGCCGTGTGCACGATCAGCTCAGCGGAACGTCCGAAACAGCGCCGTTGGTCGCAACAGCGCCGCAAGCGGCGGAGAACGGAGCGGCAGCGACGGTCGCAGCCGCGCCGCAAGCTGAACCGCCCATTCCCACGCGCGCCGGGGACTACATCGCCTGGATGCAGCCGAGAGTGCCTGGGCAGCCCTGGACGGCTCCCGCCTACGATGGCCTGGCGATTCCTACCAGTCAGCCGCCACGCCTTTACTGCATGCAGTCCGGCGAAGGTGAGGACGCAACCGGCCAGCGGCAGCCTGCCAGGTGCAGCTGCATCACCGACCAAGGCACCGCCTATGAGATGGATGCCGACCGTTGCGGCCTCATCGCTCGAAAGGGCCAGTACGAACCGTTTCTCGACATGAACCAGCGCGATGCGCGCCGCATGAACGACATGCAGCAGTCTGCGCACTATCAGCAGGAAAGCCGGCGCATAAGGGGCGAGGGCGCGCTCGTTGGCGGCGGTGCCGGTGTAACGACTGAACGCGCGGGGCAGGGCATTTCCATCGGGCGTGCCAGTCGTTCCCAGGGAACATTCCCCGAAGCGCCAGGCTACGAGGGTGCCGGCGTCACTACTCTCGCGGAGGCCAAGCTATGACCAGCAGTGGACGTGAGCTTCTCAAGTGGATCGCGGTGGCGCTGATGACGCTGGATCACGCGCTCAAAGTGTTCCAGCTCGGGTATGTGCCGGTGGCCACTGAGCTTGGCCGCGTGGCGTTCCCCATCTTCGCCCTGGTCATGGCTTACAACCTGGCGCAGCCTGGTGCGGACGTAGCTCGGTCCATTCGCCGCCTGGCGCTCTGGGCGGTGATCGCGCAGCCAGCGCATGCCTTCGCCTTTGGGTACTGGCTGCCGGTCAACGTACTTTGGACCTTTGTCGTTGCCGCCTGCGCTATATGGGCGCTGGACCGCCGCCACTGGCACGTGGCCGTGGCGCTGCTCGCTGTGACGCCGATGGTCCTGGATTACGCTTGGGCGGGCGTGTGGCTCGTTGTAGGAGGCTGGGCTTGCTTCCGGGAGAACCGTGTATCCGTGGCGCATCGTCCCGCCTCCTGGGCGCTCCTGGCGGTGCCCATGGTCTTGCTGTGCTCGTACAACGGCAACGGGTGGGCTCTGTTGGCGTTGCCGGCTCTCGCCCTTGGCAGGTTGCGCTGCGGCGTCGGGCGCACACGCTGGGCCTTCTACGGCTACTACGTCGGCCACCTGGTTGCGTTCGGCCTGCTGGCGCTCCTGGTGCACCCGGCGTCGTGAGGCGATCACGTCCGCCAGATAGATCACGTTTTCGGAACGATGGCGTCCGCCGGCGTCGAGATTATCGACGCCTCTAGAACGCTGGGCCGCCATCATCCGCCGCCATTCGCGCGCGATGTTGCACGTCAGCGACCACCAGGTCATGTCGCACGGTTCGAGACTGTGACCCTCGGGGGTGAACATGTGTCCACCCTGGAAACCGAAACCGGCCCAGGGGCCGGTTAGATCTATGCGGTCGTGCGTATCCATCGCGGTCATGCCTCAAGCTGGTCCTTGCCAGGGGAACCGGCAGGCAAGCAAGAGCCGATCCAGAGCCGCAACCAGTGCCAAGCAGAACCGACGAAGGCCGAAAGGCGGGCCATCTGCAATTTCGCATAATGTATAGAGTGATCGAGGTTACTGCCCGAGCCGACTGAGGCTTCGGTGCGCTGGGGCAGGGTGAAGCCCACAGCCAGGAATAGCACCATTGCAGCAGCGGCCAAGCGTTTCGCCAGCGCTGCCCATGCTTTTCCCGCCTTCCCATCCGCACGCACTGCCTTTATGGCCACAAGCCACTGCACGGGGTCATCCCCAGCCATCTCGGCCAATTCCGCGATGTTGTCTTCGCTTGGGTAGCTGTCCCCGTGGCGCCATTGGCTGATCACCTGCCTGTTCGTGCCCAAATGCTGCGCTAACGCATTGTCTGAGCTTATGTTTTTCCGTGACCGCGCCTTGTCCAGGAGCGTCGCAACGATACTCATGTCATGTACTCGCTTGACAGATGCCCGGTAATCAGCTTACATCGCACCTGTCATGTATCCACGTGACACCCCGTCACGGCCTCCCCTGTGCCGTGGCGGGGTCATACAGGGTGCAGGGGAGGGGCTAGGGGATGCACACATACATGCTGACGATGGGGGCCGTCTTCTTCGCCCTCATCCTGGTAGCGATCGCCAAGCTCGGGGCGTGGTTAATCGACCGCCGCGAGCAGGGCGCGACCAAGGCGATTCGTGACGCCGTCTGCGTCATTCAGGCAAGCGCACATCTGCGCTCCCTTGAAATCGAAGCATCCAGGCGCGGCAACCTGCTCGCTGCCGCTGACTTCGCTGACCAGGCGGATCAAGCCGACCTCGATCATGCGATTGCACTCCTCGACCAGGAGTCGATGGGGGAGGGGTGGTCTTCATGATCTTCCTTATTCCGCTGGTGGTCGTCGCGATCCTGTTGTGGTTCCGCTACGTCAGCAAAGGTCGGTTCGAATGACCTGCACTTTCGGCTACCAACACCAGGGCCGTTGCTCACAACGCGTCCGCCGCGCCGACAACGCGATGCAGCTGTGCCATCAGGCCGGCGAAACCGTCCGCGCGCTTGAAAAGACACGGGCTCGCCGGTTCGAGCAGCTGGACCTTTTGTCGCCGGCCGCCGACGAAGAGCTGATTTCCTTCTGGTGGAGTGTCCATCGCGCTTGCGGCGTTGAGTATCGGCGCATGGCGCGCATTTTCTGGACACGATGCCCGCACGGGAACTCGCCTGGCGGGCAGGGCAATGAGCCATGAATACGCACTTCCCGAACAGCCCTTGCTACCAGTGCGGGGGCAGCCTGCAGAAGCTGGCAGCGATGGATGCACACCTGACGTGCTGCACCAGCTGCGGCGTTCTGACCTCGAAGCGGGTGGATACGCAGAGCTGCTGCAGCGCCTGGAATGGCAGCAGTTCTGGACGCTCACTTTCCGCGTTGAACACGGCAGTTCCACAGGCGGCGTACACCCCGAGAAAGCTGATAAAGCGTTCCGCTTCTTCGTCAGCTGCATCAACCGCGGGATCTACGGCCCAAAGTGGAACACGAAGTGGCACCGCGGCGTCCAGTGGGCGCGCGGCCAGGAATTCCACCGCGATGGCCGTCTCCATTTCCACGCCGTTGCAGCTGCTCCTACCGATGACCTCAACCGACTCATGTCCAGGTACGAGTGGCACGAGTGGTGGTTCAAGGAATTCGGTCGAAATCGCATTGAAGCGCCGCGCAGCCAGCTCGATATCACCGGCTACGTCTCCAAGTACGTCTCGAAGGGCGGGGTTGTTGACCTGTCACGAAACTTCGGCGCTTGGGAACCGCCGCCCATCGACTACACCCGCAGGCCGCAGCAAGCCGAGTTCGAGCAAACGACACGTCGGGGAAGCGTCCAACCCGTGATCCGGGGTGCAGGGGCCAGGCCCCTGCGGTAAACGCCTCACCCGCACCAGGAACATCGCCGCCCCGGTTTGTTGGGAAACCTCTCACCAGGTCGGCGCGGGAGCCAGCCAACACCCTGGCAAACGCTTTGATCGCAGCGACAGCACCACGCGATTCGGTAGGCCACCACCGTGACAGATGGCCCCGGACGGACTGATGCAAGCATCGCGTTTCGGTCATCGCTAAGCCTCTCCCGGCCCCCCGAATGGGGGGTAAGGGGGGACTTAGCTTGACCCCCCAGTACCGCCCTGAATCAGCCTTACTCAAAAACGACAGCCAATTACCAACGACAAGAGAGAACGACCATGAGCAATCCGACCGTCAAGATCACCACCCCCGTCGAATCCCGCACCGTCACGACCAGCAAGGGCATCCCGAAGGCGATTTTCTTCCAGCGCGCAACCCTGGAAACCGAGGAAATGCGTATCCAGGTTGAGGTTGAGGTGGATGGCCCGGATAAGGGCTACCCGGTGGGTGCAGCCAAAGAATGGGACCTGGTGCGCGACCTGGTGCCGGGCCGCTTCGGCATCGAGCTGGCACGCCGCATGACCCTCATCGACCCGCAGGGCGGCAAGCAGCAGCTCAAGCAGCAGGCCGCGTAATCCATGCCTGCACCGGTCTACATCCAGGCGTGTCTGGCGGAACACATCACCGCCGAAGGCGTCTGCACGGTGCCGGTGTGGATCGAAAAACCTCAGCCAGTACTTCCACCGCTCACGCTGGCTGAGGGTACGCAGGTCGCATTTGCAATCGCGGGCTGCTGGGCAATGGGCGTCGTTTTCAGACAGTTCGCCCGTGTGTCTCGTGAGCGGTTTTGACCAACCAATCGATCAAGGACCAAAAATGAACACCAAGAACGCTTTCCGCAAGCCCCTCAGCTTCCTCCGTTCGACCGCCGGCAAGGTTTCCACGGGCCTGACGGCCATGGTCGCCACCCCGTTCGCCATGGCCAGCGGTGGCCCGGCCGAGGCCATCACCGGCGAAATCACCAGCGGCAAGGCCTCCGTCAACAGCATCCTGGTCGTGCTGGCCGGCGTCCTGGGCCTGTTCCTGCTGTGGTCGATGATCAAGCGCGCCAAGTAAGCCGGCAGGCGCTATGCCTGTCGTGATTTTGGAAGTCGTGGCTCTCGCCGGTCAGGTGATCGGCGGGATCCTCTCGATCCTTGCAGTGGTGAGGGGGCTGTACATCCTGTGGGGAATGATCAAAAAGACCAAGTAGGGGCGGATGCGCCCCTACTTCATTTCAG